GGCTGGCCGGGCGCAACGCATCACAGGCAAGATGGAGTGGACACCACCAAGCAGTAACAATGACCTCACAGAATATTCAGCTGATTGCTTTGCTGACTTTTGCAAGGTCGCCCGGCGCATGGGACGGGAGAGCTTTGGATGCGTTGAGGATGTAGTATTGCATGACTTGTCGGCCGCAGAGTGGGCCAGAAAGCAAGGGCGCAACCCAAAGGCCGCGCCCGAAATATTAAGAGTTTGTCTGGATGATTTAGAGTATGCGTTCAAGCATCTGAATGATCGATGACCTGCTCTTCATCCTCAGTGAGCGACCGATAACCTTTGTAGTCGCACTCCCAGCACCCATGAAGATCACCGCCGAGTGCAAGACAATGCTCGCACTCAGCTTTTAATTGGAAGCCTAACTCAGGCCACTCAAGTATCTCAACGATTGCCATTTACGGCGCGGTCATAAATGCGAAGAAAAAGATGCAGACCACATACCAAGTGGCAAAAAAAGCTAACGTTGCAATCAATTCTCTGAGATATATCCACATAATTACCTCCGTATGTGTTGATATGCCTCATATTATGCCTATTAGGTATATTATGCAACTTTTATGCGCATAATGCTTGTACGGTGGGGGCGGATTATGGTAGCGTTCAGATAGAATAGGTTTATTTCCCCCAAAATGATGAGATAACTCGATGCGAGACCTCGATGTTCGCTTGATGAGCGTGACTGATCTCACGCCTTATGCGAGAAACAGCCGAACACACAGTGATGAACAGGTCGCCCAAGTTGCGGCCAGCATCAAAGAGTTTGGCTGGACTAATCCAATCCTGATTGATGAGGATAACGGTATTATTGCCGGACATGGTCGATTGCAGGCGGCACAGCGCTTGGGAGAGTCCGAGGTGCCGACAATCACTTTGACCGGACTATCCGAGGCACAGAAACGTGCCTACGTCATTGCTGACAATAAGCTGGCACTCAACGCAGGCTGGGACAACGAAATGCTTGCGGTAGAGATCGCTGACCTTTTGGAGGATGGCTTCGACCTGGGCTTGACCGGGTTTGATGGCGATGAGATCAACAGCCTACTGGCTGATGGTAACAAGACTGATGGCCTGACTGATGACGATGAAATACCAGAGGTGGCCGAGGAAGCGGTCTCAAAGCAGGGGGATGTTTGGAGACTTGGCAGGCACACGCTAGTTTGTGGTGATAGCGTTAACAGCGAGACACTCGACAGCCTGATGCAGGGCGATAAGGCTGACTTGGTCTTTACCGATCCGCCGTGGAACGTAAATTACGGTGCTGTCGAAAAAGGCAACGCACAGGGCTACAAACCACGCACCATATTGAACGACCATATGGGAGCCGATGACTGGCAACAGTTTTGCAACGATATTGCAAACAGCTTGTTTGTCTGCACCAAAGCAGGCGCTCCGATTTATTGTGTGATGTCAGCCCAAGAGTGGCCAGTGATCGATGACGCACTGCGGACTGCAGGGTTTCATTGGTCTAGCACAATTATATGGGCAAAAGATCGGCTGGTACTAAGCCGCAAAGACTACCACACACAATATGAGCCGATTTGGTATGGATGGAACTCTGCCGCGGCAAGGTTGGTTGAGCTTGATGACAGAAAGCAGTCCGACGTTTGGAATATGGAACGTCCCGGTCGCTCTGAACTGCACCCGACTACCAAACCTGTCGAGCTTGTTGAGAGAGCCTTGGAGAACAGTGGCAAGCCCGGTGGCATCGTTTTGGATTTGTTTGGTGGCTCTGGATCGACACTGATTGCGGCTGAAAAGACCGGGCGCCAGTGCCGCACAGTTGAGCTTGATCCAAAGTATGCAGATGTGATTATCAAGCGATGGCAGGAATATACCGGGCTCAAGGCAGTCCACGCAGAACTTAACATGACATTTCAAGAGATATCGGATGGCACGACCACACAAAACTAACAGCAAAAAGTCGCCGGAAACAGTCGAGCAATTCCTCGACTATATTCGCAACGGCCGAAGCTGTGCGCAGGCATGCCGTCAGCCGGATATGCCTTGCAGTAAAACGATAGAGACGTGGGTCAAAACAGATAGCAACTTTGCGGCCGCATACGAGCAGGCAAAAGAGGATCGTGGAACGTATTATGGCGAGTTGGTGGCAGAGGTTGCTCTGGCTGGACTACAAGGCAAGTATAAGGACTCTGCGATGCTACGTGCGGCGATTGATGGGCTGAAGTGGAGCGCGGCACGGATGTCGCCTAAAGCATTCGGTGATCGCATCAACGTGGATCATGGGGCGCAGACAAGCTACATCGATGCGCTTAGAACGGTGCAGGATAGGGTTGAGGGTGGTGTAGAGCTACACTCGGAACTACGCGCACGCGAGGATTTTGAGGCGGATGGCGGGGCGATCCATTGAGGTTTAGGCTGTTAGCCTGACGGTATCCTATAGCTGAAGCGGGATAGCGGCGGAGGGCAACAGAAGGGCAACAAAACGCGCCTAGTTTTTTGGTGATTATATAGTTTGACCCCCCCCTATATTTTTCGGGCGGGCGGTCTTTGCTTTTGCCCCCCCTTCTTTTATCGACGGCATTGGGACTGTGGTGCGCGAGTTCCTCCCTTCTAGCGCACGGGACAGGGGCGGGATTTTGGTAAAGATTGAAGACACTATATTGCGGTTGCGGTCTGATCCGGTTTTGTTTGTCGAGACTGTGATTGGCGCCAAGCCGCAGGAATGGCAACGCGATGCCTTACAAGCGATTGCGACGAATGACAAGCTGGCGATCAAATCGGGTCACGGTGTTGGCAAAACGGCGTTTGAGGCTTGGGTGTCGCTTTGGTGGCTGTTGACGCATTATCCCTGCAAGATTGCGGTCACGGCGAACACGGCGCATCAGCTGAACGATGTCTTGTGGACAGAGATTGATAAATGGGCGCGGCAACTACCTAAAGGCTTTAGGGATTTGCTGGAGTTCAAAAGCGATAAAATAAGCCTTGCTGGGGCGTCCGACAGTTTTGCGGTTGCCCGAACGAGTCGCCGGGAGAACCCGGAGGCTCTGCAAGGCTTTCACAGCGAAAATATGCTGTTTATCTGCGAGGAGGCATCGGGCATCCCTGATGTGGTGTTCCAGGTCGGCGAGGGATCGCTCTCGACCAAGGGGGCCAAGGTGTTGATGTGTGGAAACCCGACAAGGGCGGATGGTTATTTTTTTGACGCGTTTCATTCGCATCGTGAGATGTGGAAATGCATGACGGTGAGGTGTGAGGATGCCGAAACGGTCTCAGAGACCTTCATTGCGGACATGGCTGCGAAATATGGTGAAGAGAGTAACGTTTACCGGGTTCGCGTCAGCGGTGAGTTCCCTACGCAATCGGATGATGTTTTATTGCCACTTCATTTGGTTGAAGATGCGACTCGTCGGCAAATCGAAATGGCTCCAACTACGCAAACTGTGTGGGGGCTGGATGTCTCGCGTTACGGCGGTGATCGAACTGCCCTGTGTAAAAGGCAAGGCAACGTCGTCATCGAGCCAGTCAAAACGTGGCAAAACAAAGACCTGATGGAACTGGCAGGAATTATCCTGTCGGAGTATGAGGCAACGCGGTACATGGATCGCCCGAGTGCGATCTATATTGACAGCATTGGGATCGGGGCTGGGTTGGCTGATCGCCTTGCGGAGTTGGATTTGCCAGCGATTGGGATTGCGGTGTCGGAGAGTCCCAGCCTCAAAGAAAAATTTGTGCGGCTGAGAGACGAGTTATTTTGGAAGGCGCGGGAGTGGTTTGAGGGCCGGGACGTTGCGATCCCCCACGATGAAACGCTCATCAGCGAGATCACGGCCGTGAGGTATAAGTACCAATCATCGGGAAAGCTGAAGATTGAGTCGAAGGACGAGATGAAGCGCCGGGGGCAAAGGAGCCCGGACGTGGCGGATGCGTTTGTTTTGACGATGGCGGCGGAGGCCGCAACGGTTGCCGGGCATCACAGCCGATGGAACAGCCGGGCGTCAATTCAGCGGGATTTGTCCTGGGTGGTGTAAATGGCGAAAAAAAATCGCCGGAGGTTGCACACACACGGCGATTGGAAGGGGGCGGCGTATGATCCTACCCCCCATTTTAGAGGATTATGCCTCGCTGATGGAAAAAATCTCGTCATCATAAACAGGCGCATATTCACCGTTGCTCTTCCAATGGGAAACCTGCTCAAAAAGGTCGAGAAGATTGTCGGCTAAAAAGCTATGAGATTTGACATCGTTGTCGTGGCTGAATTCAAGAATATATTGGGTTTTCATTTCGTCCTCCTTACGCTCTTTCCAAAAGGTCGTTATCGACCATGGTTGTGATGGTTGCGCCATCTGTTTGAATTTCGACCTTGCAAAAGTCCTTTGAGCCTTTGACCGCAGTCTTAAAAAAGCATTCTGTGACTGTGCCGATCCGTCCCTTGTAAGCATTGTCTTGGTCGGTGATGCGTACTTTATCGCGCCAAAAAAACATGATTTCGTCCTCCTTTATTGTCTAAACACAGTGCCATGAAATTACCCTATAGTAAACTATAAAAAGCAATAAAAGCGTTAAAAAACAACGAGTTATGCAAAATGTCGAAGAAAAAAGACCC